TTCTACTTTCTCATCAGGTATAACATTTATTCCTTGTGCATTATGCTGCCTGATTACGTGTGCTGCTCTCTTACCAACAGAGCCTTCAAAACCGTCATCATGAGTAACGAATGTCTTTCCTCTCTTCTTAGCGGCCTTATTTGGGTCATGAAAATCAGATGCCTTCGCACCCTCTATAACGCTCAAACCAAAATTATGAGGCATGTTCAACATATCGTTCATAAGCACCTTTCTTGCTTTCTCACGTTGCTCGCTGGTAATGCTGAATGTTTCCCCTCTTGCTTCGGCTGCGGCTTTTGCCGCCGTTATCCTTCTACCAATCTCTTGACTAGCATGTTTACCTATGCTACCTTTGAAACCGGATTCGGCGTGTTCAACAAATGTCCTTTTTGTCTTTCTTGGTGTTAGGTAATCCTTCCTTGCTTTCAAGAAATCCCAATAGTTATTCATTCCTTCACCCCTAGATTGAAGTCCATCGGTTTGTCACAAGAACCACAGTTTTCTCTCCACATGAAATGAAGCATACCACAATGGGTACACCGAGTGCCTGATTTGATATTCAAAACATCAGATGCTTTCTGAGCGTTAGCCCTTTGTTTGGTGATAACACCCTTTAGCGGGTCTTTCTCATCAGTCGCTATGTTGGGGTGATAATGTTCTTCTGCTCTCACACCTTGCTTCTGAAGCCTTTCTATTTCTTCAATATCGAGGTGTTTCAATCCAAAAGACATTCAATTCTCTCCCCACCTAATCATGGTTTCTGATATACCACCAAAAAGACATTGCCTAAAACGGTAATGGGTTCTACAGAAACTACCTTTGCGCCATTGTAACCCGTTAAGGCTTCAATGTCTGTCGTCATGCTAGTGCTCAACGCACCGTCATTCCCAGCACCTGAGAACTCCTTAGGACTGTAAGGCCCAATCACTTGTATTGCTTTCACCATACTTGTTCACCGCCTCAGTTGCGGTGTCCCATAGCCATGAACCTTCCGCCGCCTGACCCTGCTTCCGTGAAGTAAGCAGTAGTGCCATCGTATGATGCCACCAGTGCTCTTGGCGTGGAATCGTTCTCCATTGCTGTGAACGAAACTATATCCGCCAAATAACCGGATAGGTCTACGGAGGAATCGCCATTAGCAAACGTGCCTGTTATCACCATAAGGTTTCCAAATACTGTCGGTCTGTTATCAAAACTAATTGCCATTATATCACTCTCCATCGTTTTCTGTTGTTTCTGTTATTTCTTCTGTTGCTTCTACTGGCTCTTCAACCACTTCTTCAACAATCTCTTCCACTGCTTCTACCACAACAGGGGTAGGTGCAGGTGGATTGAGATGTAAGGCCACCAGTTGTAGTAGCCCGCTTTTCGTTGTATAGCCCCTTGAGATTGTTACTTCTCTCTCAACTAGCCATGCTTTAATGTCGCTGTTTCTCCATCCCGAATCAGGGATGCCGTCTAATCCAGCATCAATAGTTACTCCTTCATCGCCAACTAAGGTAAACTTGGGTTCACCTAGAACCCTTCGCCACTCATCAACCCACATTTGGCTGACTTCTCTCTCTTCTCCACGAGTGAAGTCAGCCGTTGCTGGGTCAGGGCATCTACCATAGAAGGAAGGCCCGTTGTATCTGAGGATAGGCATTACTACCCACCTCAATTGTACATAACTAGTAGTTGTCCGGCTGTTACAGTTCCCGCTGTCTCTAGTGTAACCACTAGACCGCTGTAGTTTGCTCCCAATGCTACACCTGCGTTGGCTGTGCCGTTCTCGGTAAATACTCCGAGGATTGCGCTTGCTCCGCCGCTTAGTGTTACGGTTGCTCCATCTGTAGTTGAGCCTAGTGTAACTAGTGCCATCTTTGGTGCTGGGTCGTACCCATTTGCACCATCGCTGTTAGATGCGTTGAATGTACCGGGGCCACCGCCGGGGTACGAAACATCTGCTGCTCCGTCTAACCACTCAGTGGTGTCATGAGAACCCGCTCTGAGTTCCCATGCTCCCACAAGGGTTGCTGTCGTACTGCTTCCTGTTACTGTTAGTGTGTTTGCCATATCATTTCACCTCTTCATTTTCTCCAATTGAGTCCTCAGACTAAATCCCTCACTGAGCCTTGCGCCCCAAAGAAAGTAGTCCACACTTCACCCATAGTTCGGTAAAGTCCTTCCTGTCCTAGTCTGTTAATTGCGAATGGGTCACCAGTCTCGATACCGGACTCAAAGTATTGGGTCGGGATTGCTGTGCTGAAGTATAGGTAGTCAGTGTCCAAGAAGTATAGACGGCTGATTCCGCCATCATCGGGCATATCCTTTGTTGGGATGATTGGTACACCGTTGTATGTTGCTACGATGAAACCTGCCTCGATTCCGGGTACACCCTTTACACCGTTGTAGGTTGGGGTGACTCTCTTCTCTTCCATGAACCTCTGTTGGGACTGTAGTAGTTGCTGTAGTCTCATTAGAGTGTCGTAACCCGTTAGGATAACCTTGGGGTTTCCACCACGCTCCCAAATGCGCTGGAACAGCGTATCTAGGTGGTCTAGGCTGAAAGTTCTGCGGCTTGCGTCTAGTGTATCAGCAGCACAGTCCATCTCAGCGTGACTCCACGAGTTTGCGCTTCTGTCTATTGAGTAGATGTCTAGGTCAGCAGCAGCACTAACGTGCGGGTTGCTGCTTGATGTCTTCAGTCCAGTAAGTCCGGTTGTCCCTGCATCAGCAGCGGTAATTCGGTCTAGCGACTCAAAGTTGTTAGCCGCTGGTGAGTCTACATCTCCTAGTAGCATCTTATTGACCATCTCTGCGTGGTGCTTGCCCATCTCTTCCTTGAGAACTGCTCGGATGTCTCCAAGTCCATCGTCCCTGTCTGCTAGGAAGATTGCTGTCTCCGACATGTCGAAGGTGTGAGCAATCGTCTTTGGCTTTGCGCCAATGTGCTGGAAGGTAGGCTTTACAGTCTCAGGTAGTGTTGCGTTCTCTGCAACTCCACCGTGTAGAGCACCGCCGTTAGGCTTTGCAGTGATGACACGCCATCCTGACCTGTCCCACGGTTTCTTAGGTAGTATTGAGAAGGCGTTGAACTCTTGGTTCAATTGTGACCAAACCTTGCGTCCGTAGATTGCTTGGTAAGTACCAGCAGTTGTAGACAGCATTGGGCTGTCGGCCTTCAGTAGTTCGCTTCCAGTGTATGAGTAACCCATTGCGTTACCTGCACCGTAGTAGTATCTCTCCATATCTGTTATTGTTCGTACATAATCTCTTGCCATATTATTCACTCTCCCTTGTTAAAAGCCCTGTCTGCTAGGGCGTGTACCTCATCCCATGACATCTTGTGCATGTCCTGAGTTGATGGAATAGTAATCTGTGGGGCTGCGTCTTCGCTCTTTGCGATGGTTGTTGCTCCTTCTCCGCTTCCTAGAGAATCAATCCTCTCGTTTAGCGACTCTAGAGCCTTCATTACCTCGTCAAGTGGGCCGCGGGCATCAAACTGTGCTGCCTTAGCCTTGGCGATTTCTGCTGTGCGCTCTGTTGTAAAGCGGTCTGCGAACTGTGATTCTAGGGAGCCACGGAACTCTTGCTCCATTGCCGCTGCCTTGTAGACTTCGTATGCTGCCTCAATGTCTGCGTCACTTACAGTTGATGGGGTTAGGAAGTCGGACTTCTCGACTTTCTTGCCCTTTCCGCCTGTTGTGCGGGAGATTGCGTTAGTAGATGGAGCACCATTCTCCTGTGCTCGACCCTTTACCTGTGCAGCGAACCTCTCAGCACCGTCTTCTTTGAGGTCTGAACCGAGGTTTGCCTTGTTAACATCGTCAAAGTGCGCTCGTGCGCCGTCAATGTCTACGCCACCGGACTTGAGAGTGTTCTCCATCCAGTCTAGGTAATCTGATGTGATAACGTCAGAGAACTCGGACTTTTCTTTGTCGTCCTTGTCGTCCTTCTTATCATCAGACGCCTTCTTTGCATCGTCTTCTTTCTTCTTATCATCAGAATCGTCTGCCTTGTCTTTGATTGCTTCCTTTAACGCAGGTGGCATAGAGCCTTTCTCCATAGCGTCAAGTCGGCCTTCAAGACGGTTCAGTACGTCTCCAAGTTGTTTCGTCATATCTTCGTTTTCTTCAGTCATATTATTCACCTTATTATTTGTGTCTTCCTTTAGTATTCTAAATGTTGCTTCCGGGTTTATTCCTTTTTCACAGATTGTTATTTCGTGTAGTTCTAGTTTGCTGATTTCTTGGTAGTCGCCGTGTTTTGGGTCGCTTTTCCTTACTCTTTTGAATGCCTGTCCACCGATGCTAAAACCTCTGAGTTTTCCTTTTCTGATTTCAGCAGCAACTTCTTTTGCTTTCTCAATGTCGTCTCTGAGTTGTATTACTACAAACATTCCGACATCATCAACTTCGCTTTTCCATACCCTCCCTTCACTATCTGTATAATTTGGAATAACTTCTCCTACTTGTATATTTGAGTGTGCTAGTTGTACATTTCTGTATTTGGGTTCAGTCATAAACTTCTTGAAACCGTCTTTCAAAGCAGTTTTTGTAATTAAATCCCCCTGTTTGTCTACTAATTCTACGCTTGCGTACCCTGCTACTATGAGGTCATTACCTGCCTTGAGTAAGACAATAGTATCGTCATCATAAAGCCTTGCAGTGGATAACACACATACTCATCTCTTTTGCAATACTATATCAATGAACCGGATATTGAATAAAGAAGTAATAGAATGAAAACTAAACAATTGATTATTCAGACCTTTTGGTTTCTAACGCCTTTTTCTCCCTATTCGGGTATTTTTCAGGCTTTTCAGGGTCTTGTTCAGGTCTTTCCTTCATATCCCAATCAGGTAAAGCGGCTTCATTGGTTAATTTAGTTGGCCCTCTAGGGCTTTCTATATCGCTACCGACATCAATACCCAACCCCTTTCCGCCCGACATTGGGGTGTGTCCCTTCTCTAAGGCATCCATACTTCTCTCTAACACTTCCAATATATTCTTCAACACGTTGGGTTTGAGTATTAGTGTGGAGTTTTTCTTTGGTTTCAACAACCCACCACTATTGTCTTCTACTTCCTCTTCTCTATCTTCAGGAAGAATATCTTCTTCTTCTTTCAACATATCATAGAATGCGGGTCGCCAATACTTCTCTAGGCTCTTAGTTAGATTCAACGTGTAATTACTCTGACTTAACTCTCCCATGATAGCACGGGGATTTACAGGTTCTTCATCAACTATATCGAACTTTACTATATCATGTTCATAATTAATGATAAAGGCGTCATTATCCAATTCCATAGAGAAGGGAACATGGAAGTCGTCATCGGCCTTTGTTAGTAGAATCCACTTCGGATGCTTCTCTTCACCCTTCATGTAAGTTGATTTGGCATCTCTAATTAGAATCTTACAATCTTTGTTTTCGCTTCTTAGATACTTAATTGCTTCTTCTAATCCTTCTTCATCAGTCATTCTCAAGGTAGAGGGACTAGGAACAAATACGTCCTCATGGCTGTCGAATTGGCTTCTTAGTAACTTCATTCTCTCTCTAACGTCCATATCCGTTACGTCTGTATCATCATAATACATCAAATCAATCATGAAGAGTCCTCTGTGATTCAACACACCATCCATTGTAAAACTCTTACTTCCTAGTTTTCTAATAGAGGAACGCATATTATCAGATAGCCCCACTTTCTTACCATCTTCCGACTTAACTTCAACAAAGGTTCCCTTTCTAGTAACCTTCACTCTATCACCCACTTCTAATGCGGTAACAGCCCAATCTCCTGTAAAACCCTTCAGTTCTTCTATGTCCTCATAATCGAATACCTTGTGATAAGGGTCTAATAGAGGCATTTCTTTTGGTAGGTTCTTCAACAAATCGCTATGGGGTATTTTATCGAAACTAGTGGAAAAGTCATAGAAATTTACAGATTCAGGCATAGGATTCTCACCACTAACCCTCTGTAAGTTTGAGGCAGAACTTCTGAACATTGTGTCTAATCCTTGTTCATTTGCTGTATTCTGTAATGTTGTAAACGCATCTTGCCCGTGCATGTTTATCAATCCTTCCTCAGATGCAGGTACGAGAGACAAGGGTTGGGTATTCACACCCCACGTAGGATTACCATTTCTATCAATACTCATAGCAGATGACGCTGGAAGCATAGATTTACCGTTATGCAATTGCTGTGCGCTACTAGAATGGAAGGAGAAAGAGTTCATTCCCTCATTAGAACGGACAGAGTTCATTGGGACTAGATTATGACTAATCTCATCTCTAGTCACTTTACCGACATTGCTTATTTCATCTAAATCAGGAGCACTACCCTCATCATAACTAATGATATGATTCATTAATCTCTTCGTTTTATTGGGTAACGCTTCCTTGTTTGGTTTGCCTATGTTACCACTTGAAGTTTGTAGTCTACGGGTTTCAGAGCCAAAAACATTCTTGTCTATTTTATGATAGCCCAATCCCCAATTTTCCATCTCTTCATCAGTAGAAAGGTTCAACAGTTGGTGAAAACGTCCAGTGTCTCTATGTAATGGATGAGTTTTGTCTGTTGATGGATTAATACCTGTACCATAGTTTTCACCACCTCTAGATGTAGCGGCACGACTCATTACATCGTCATAGTGCTCAACCATTGAAGCATGGTCAGTTACCTCTTCAGGTAAGTCATCCCTCTGTGCTAGAATGTTACCCATAGTGCTAACATGTGTCTTACCGGAGTCTATTGCCTCTTGAATGGCTCTCACATGCGATATATGAGCCTTCATATCGCTAGGTCGAAGACGCTTCTTGTGTCTTCCCGTTTTATCATACAACTTACCCAAGTATTTTTTCCCCTGTTTCTCTGATATGCCGCTTGCCCCCATTGCAAGATACTCTTCATAGTTAGAAATCCCTATTCCTAATTTTTCTAAAACGTCATCTGCCGAAAGGCTTCCATCCAAAGGAATACCGAAGTCTCTAACCGATGCAGCAATTTGCTTATGATAAGATTGCCCTTGTTTGGTTTGAATGCTATCATCTTCCTTTTGTTGATGTAAGAGAGATAATCCACTCATACCATGTATATCATGACTAGAATGTAACATAAACAACTCAGCATCGTGTAAAGCCTGTGCTGAGTCTATCAGGAATTGAGCGGGATTATCAAGAGGGAAGGCATCGGGGTTTGCTTTCTTCATACCCGGTATGATATGCTCACGGGCAATTTCATGCGTAACATGGGCATCTTGCCTCTTTTCTTCAACATGTCTCGACAAATCATGAAGAGGTTTTCTATTGCTAGTTTCAGAGGGGTCATAGTTCTCATCAAACACAGATTCCATAATTATTCGTTTCTGCTCTTGAAGTTCATTAAAACTTTGAGTGAGCCTATCCCTCTCATGCCCATCTATTTCCTTCATACCTTCTCTTTCCCGTTGTAGAGAGTCATTCAATTGTTCTAGTATCTCTTCTATATTTTCGTCTATATCATCTATTTCTAGTCTCTCTGATTCATCAAATAAACTTCCGAATTGCTGTTTGCCTTGTGCAATAAACTCTAGCAAACTTGACTCATCTCCAACTTTCTCCAACGGTACTTTTCCACTAAACAAATCGCTCAGGCTGTACATCATACTAGGTGAACCCAAGAGAGTCCTACCCGTTGCGGGGTCTTTGTCTCCGGGTTTATGACCTATCCCCCTAAGAATACCATCTCTCAAAATAGAAGATGAGTTTCTTGCTATATTGGTATCAGTTACCATCCCCTCTTGAGCCATTCTAGTTGTAGGGTTCGTGACCGGGTGTAGTCCTGTATCGCTTAGATTGTAACCTAATACGCTTCTTGGTATTTTCACCTTACCAGTTCTAACCTTAGTGGTTAACCCTGATACTCTACTATGTTCGGTCATATTGTGATTATTGTTGTTTCTACTTATTTTGGCGGTTCTACCACTCATAACTCGTAGCAAGGAAGTGGGACTAGAGGCATTATGAATAGAGAGAACTTGTGATGGATTATTAGAAAACCCTTGTCTCGATGGCAAACCTTCCGGGTTAAGCAAACCAAAAAGTCCCACCATTTCAGGACTCATATTCAACTTTCCCTTCTCCCCTACATGACCAAATAGAGATTCATCGGGATTATCAGGGTCTGCCATTAAATTGAACAAGAAATCAGCATAAGTCTCAGGTGCTATTGATAACGCCCCTCTTTGATAGGGATGCGCCCAAAATGACTGTAATCCTTCTAAACCATGTAATGTGTCTTCAAAATGCCCCTCTGTTTCCCCCGCATGTTCCCTTGTCGGGCCTTTGATTCTAGAGAAGGGCTGCATATCTGTTCTAACCTGATTTTCACTATCACCATGAGTAAGCCCCCTATCCAATAGTCTATCTAATTCCTCAAGTTCTTTCGGTTCAATAAGAGGATTCTTTTTCGTGTTCTTGAATAAATCATGTATGGGGTGCGATTTTTCTTTATCATTACTCAAATAGTGATTTTTCAAGTCTTCCCTAGAGCCTCCTGAATGGAATATATGTCGTCTATCCTTTCTCTTAACATTACTAGAAAACGTCTTGAGAGTGTTATATAACAACCTCGCATCAAGTTTGTTTGCTTCTTCCGGGCT